CAACAACCAGAACGAGATTCTATTGCATCTTCATTATCTTCAATTTCAGAAGAAGAATCTTCCGCAACAAAACGATACAATGATTCACTTGCAAAAATAGATGAAGAGATTACATCTGAATACGATAAATTTGTGGAAAAGGTAAATGGTCTTCGTGATACAACAAATGATTTAGATAATGTATCAGTTATTGAAGACAAATACACCAAGATAAAATCAAACCAAGCAGAAATACTAAAGGAAAAAGAAGGAATTCGTGCAACTGATATTGGTAGTTTTCGTTTTATTGCAGAGTCTTTCAATATGCCAGTTGATCAGGTTGTAAAGTGGTTTATTATTATTATAGTTTTAGTTTTCGATCCTGTTGCAGTTGCACTTGTTCTTGCTTACAATATCATGGTAGGTGGAAAAATGACTCTTGGAGAAGAGTTACCGAAAAAAAAAATTGGATAGATAATCTACCATTTGCCGATAAGTTGCAAAAAGACGGTGATTTTGAAGAGGACGAAGTTGTTGCTTTATTAGAAACACCAACACCAACCGAAACACCAACTCCGTCTCCAACCCCAACTCCGACTCCCGAGGAAACACCAACACCAACTTTGACTCCAACTCCAACTCCGACTCCCGAGGAAACACCAACACCAACTTTGACTCCAACTCCAACTCCGACTCCCGAGGAAACACCAACACCAACTTTGACTCCAACTCCGACTCCCGAGGAAACACCAACACCAACTTTGACTCCAACTCCAACTCCGACTCCCGAGGAAACACCAACTCCAACTCCGACTCCCGAGGAAACACCAACACCAACTTTGACTCCAACTCCGACTCCGACTCCCGAGGAAACACCAACTCCACCACCTTCACCAACTCCAAGTTTAAAATCCAGACCAAAGGAAGACGATAACGTTATGTCAACTCCGATGTATGATACAACAAGTGAAACAAATATTGAGAATATGGGTCCTTATTATGTTCCTTGGAAAAAAAGTTCAATGGATTATTATAACAAAATTAAAAAAACAAAAATAAACAGTGGGTACTTAAAAGATAGTACGATTGGTAATGTTGGCATAAATAAAGAAAAAAAATAATTGACTTATATAATTATTGTGTTTTACTATAAGTATGTATTTACTATATTGGACAATAATATCTTCACTTATACTTCTAGTTTTGATGTATATAATTTTTAATTTATATAAAAAAAATAAGATATACGAGGGTTGGGTACTTGATACTAAAGATAAAGCAAGTTTACTATATGAAAATATACGTGAAGTAGATTCAAAAGATATATTTGAAAAAGATGATGAAGTAGGTGTGGTGTTTGAACAAATAAAAGAACTAATTAGTTCGTTTAACAAAAAGGTACAAGACTAGTGAAAAAAAGAAGAGCTAAAAAGAAAAAAAATATGTATTTTACTCAAGAAACAGAAGATGCAATAATTGAGTATAATAAAGCAGATGATATGGTTATCAGAAACAGAATTTATGAAGATAAAATCAAATATGCGTTTGAGAAGTTGGCAGAAAACATATTAAATACTTTTAAGTTTTCTTATTTTGAGTGTAGTCATGAGGAGGTGCAAATGGAAGTAGTTAGCAACCTTGTTTCAAATATGCACAAATTTAAGGAAGGAAAGGGAAAAGCATTCTCGTATTTTAGTATAATAGCAAAAAACTTTCTAATATTGTATAATAACGGAAATTATAAAAAGTTTAAAAGACATACCAGTGTAGACGATGATGAAGTTATATATGAACATAAAGAACTTACATATTTCCCAAATGTTGCCGAAAAACAAAAAGAGTTGACTGAGTTTATGAGGTTAATGGTTGAGTTTTGGGATGATAGAGTTGATGATATGTTTAAAAGAAAACCCGAAAAAGATATTGCGGCCGCCGTAGTTGAAGTATTTAGACGATCTGATACAATGGAAAATTTTAATAAAAAGGCAATATATCTTTATATAAGAGAAATGACAAATTGTAAAACTCAAGCAATTACAAAGGTAATAAGTAAAATGAAAAAGACTCAGTCAGATATCTACAAAGAGTACAGAGAGACAGGTCGAATTACATCAGACTAAAATATAAATATACATATATTTATAATATATGGAAAATGACAATGAAATATTTGACGGAAAAACCTTTTCTTCATTGATAAAGGATATATATTTTAATTCAAATCACAAAAAAGATCAAATAAATCAACTTATTAAAGATTTACATTCAATGGTAAAGGACACCGGTAGTGCAACGGTCATCGCACCACTGATAAAAGATTACATCGATGTGGGAGTTAAAAACGATGACCAGTTGGTAAAGTTATCGGCCGTACTTCAAAGATACATAAGTGGTTCATCAGCAGGGGACACAAACGATACCGGTGGTATATTATCCGAGGAAGAAAAACAACAACTATTAAAAAATATTAATAAAGAGATTAGCACACTTTCTAAAGACGATCATATAATAGAAACAGATATTGAAAAAATAAAAGATAAGTTTCCAAAAAATGGCTCATAGTAAATATTACAAGAGGTCAGAGAGTAGAGAAATTGAAGTTTCTACTTTAATGACCCAACGACAAATATACAATAGAAATCCAGAAGGAATACTTTTTTATGAGTTAGAGCCTGCTGTAGTAATTGATGTAATACGAGATGAAAATCACCCAATATTTAAAAACAAAAAAGAATATCCAAAAATAAGTGAAAATGAGTGGCCACAAAATTACAATGAAAAAGATACTCCTGATTATTCTTGGATTGGAAGAGTAAAAGCAAGACAGATTGTAGAGCAAGAATCAACACCAGTTGAGGAAATCGATTGGCTCATTCCACTAGAGAATACAATCCGCGAACTTCCTCTTGTAAATGAACTTGTAATCGTGTCAAGTTACATGGGTTCTAAGTATTACTCTAGAAGATTAAATACACGAAACTTTATATCCACTTCGGCTGATTTTAGATACGAACATCGTTATGGAAAGTCAAAAAATGGAATTAATTCGGAAAATAGTGCAGCTTTAGTCGGAGCAAAAATACCATCAGACATCAGTACAGAGTCAAACAAATACGGTTTATATCTTGGTAAGTACTTTAAAGCAAATAATAAAATTAGACCACTTAAGCATTACGAGGGAGATACAATCATTGAAAGCAGATTTGGAAGTAGTATAAGGTTTGGTTGTTATGTAGACAAACAAGAATTGGATATAGGAACTTCAAAGGGTCACGGAGAGGGTTACGATAAAAACTTAGGAAACCCAATGATTCTCATTAGAAATAGACAGAGACCAACTATCGGAGATGAACAAAAATATCAATACAATATATTAGAAGATATTAATCGAGACGGCAGTTCAATACAAATGACATCGGGTAATACAATTTCTGAATTTTTATCAACTATTTCACATTCATATAATAATATTAATTATGGGTGTATTGGGTGCAAGGCAGGAGGTTTTGTTGGTTTATATAAACTGGCCAGATCAGCAATTGGCGCAAAAAAGATTTCAAGTCTAGAACCAACAATGGGAGTTGGTTCTATGAAGGGAGTTGCTTCACCAAATAAACTTGATATGGATGCGTTGTCAACTACGACTGATCAACTAAAACAGGCATCTACAGGAGCTATAGATCAGGTGTCTGGATCAAACCCATACGCAAGCATGGCCATGTCTTTAAAAAATGGAGGTATAGGTGCGGCGGTCGGAAGTGGTATAGGAATGGCAGTTGCTGGACCAATCGGAGGGATGGTTGGTGATCGACTCGGAAAGATCGGAGAAACTTCTATTAAAAAGTTTGTAAATGCTCCTGGATCCCCAACTGCATCATCAAGATTACAAAGAAAAAAGTTTTCTAAAAGTATCGTAAGTGGTAATTTTTCTTTAAATCCTGAATACGAACGTGGTATAATTAAAGCAGGTATAAAGGCCAAATCGGCTGCCAAAGATAACTTATTTAGTTCTTCCGTGGGAAAAGCAGTTTCGGCCGCAAATTCACTTGGTGTACCAATTCCTGCTGTTAATAAACTCGGAATTTCTTCGGACGACAGTCCAATGTTTAAGATATTTAAACTAGCAGCGTTCGGTTTAAAGTCTTTGTGTGCAAGTGTAGATGGAAAAAACGGAATTTCTAAAACTGAAAAAAAACTAGGATGGTTATTATCAATAGGGATTGACTTAACACTTCTTGCATTATTAATGGATATGTTTAATAAACTAAGAAACTTAAAATTCAACTTTGGTGGATTCGGTGGTTTTAATTTAGACAATTTATTGTTTGATTTGTGTGATTGGGTAAACAAAATAGAATACAAAAATAATTTAGTAGACACATTTAGAAACGAAGGAAACAAAGCATTGACGGACATGCAACTTACAAAACAACTCGGTGATTCGTTTATGCAAAAGGGAACATACAATTCTTACGCAAGAAACAATTCAGATTTTGATATGAATTACAAATCGCTGGTTGGTGATGTTGACGCAATCAAAAATTCAACCAAGTCTTTCGGCCAAACTAATATTGGTTTAACCAAAGATAACAAAAATATTGCCGGTGTCAAATTTGACCCACTAACAGGATTGTTTCGTGAGAAGCAACCGTCAGACCCACGACAACCTTTAGTTAATAGTTCATTTGGAAAGTTGTCTATAAGTGGGGGAAATTCACTTAATGATATAAAAAACACCACCAAGGGAACTTTTAGTTTAGATAATAATACAAAGTCAGTTGTCAAAAATACGAACAAAAACATTAATTCAGGTAGTGATATTAAAATCTCTGATATTCCAGATTTTGTAGCAAACACAGAAAAGGACAAGTCGAGTGTCAAGAATATGATAAACAGACGTATATCACCTGTATCATCTGATATGACTGAAATAAAATCATTTATGTCAGGAGAAACAATAACACGTGATTCGTTGAAAGGAACTGTTTTAGAAAATGCAGACTTAAATGCAGTTTCTTTGCTTGATAAAGAGGATTTAGATTCATTAAAAAACAAAGAAGAAGTAGATTCACTTCTGAATGAAACAAGTCGTATATATGAAGAAACCTTCAACGCAGAACTTGAAAAGGTTGAAAAAAGTGTTTTAAAAAAAACCGACTCGGGTGCAATCTTTGGGAAACAACTTCCCGAACTAAGTGGCAATCAAATAATTTTAAACTCCGAACGAATTCTTATTTCATCGAAGACAGAAGAAACTGGTATTTTTTCAAAAAAGAAATTTTTTGTTACAACCGATGATGAAATAACAATGGATGCCAAAGAGCGAATTGTTTTACGTAGTGATGCTCATATTTCGTTTGCAACACCAAGTATACACTTGGGATCATATACATCAGAGTGCCACCCGACTTTAAAGGGAGATTGCACAACCGCGTGGTTGAACGATTTGTGTGGTTGGTTATCTTCTCATGTACACCACGACCCTTATATTACCACATCACGGCCGGCACAGCAAGGCCAACTTGCAAGTTTACGTGCAAGATTGCCAACATTATTAAGTGAGAGAGTATTTATATCTGGATGAGTTATATATTTATATTTGAATTATTATGAAAAAAACAGAACTAGTAAAAATTATAAGAGAGGCAGTTAAGTCCGAGTTAAAAGAAAGTCTTCCTGTTTTGCTAAAAGAGCAATTAAAAAGTAACGACACGATAGAAGTGCGTGATTCGAAAGAACCTGTTGATTTGGTCGAGATTTCTAAAAAAACAATTACTAATATAAGAAAGGACCGAAAAGAAAAAACATATTGTAAAAATCCAAAGTTAAATCAAATTTTGAACGAAACCGTAGGTGGAATACCACAAGAAGGATCATCTGTAACAGGACACTCTATATCAGAACAAAAAATGACAAATTTATCTGGCCAAGAGGTTGATATGAATTCTTTGCCTAGTCATGTTACTTCTGCATTGACCCGAGATTATTCAAAATTATTAAAAAAAGTGGACGAAAAAAAACAAGGATTTAGTTCATGAATCAAAATGTTCCAGTTGGGATTGTATTTCCATATTCACGGGGTGATTCGGGATTTTTTAAACAAACTTATTCTGATTTAGAGAGAGCAGTAACTAATTTAAAAATGCTTCTTATGACATCCAAGGGAGAGAGACCCCTGATGCCTACCTACGGTAGCGAATTGAAAGAAATTTTATTTGATAATAATACAACAGATGGTATTGACGATTTACTTGAAGATGCAGTCAAGGATGCTGTTGATTCCTGGATGCCAGAAGTTTTTATAGAATATGTTTTAATAAATCGTGACTTAATAAATGAACCATCAACCGCTACACTCGAAATTAAGTTTCGGTTATTAAATATTCCTGATTCAATACAACTTCTTAACTTGGAAATTTCACCATGAGCGATATTGGAAATAATGAAAAAATTAAAACAACTTCAAGAGATATAAGTTACCTTGGAAAAGATTTTAAATCGTTTAAAAATAATCTAGTAGAATACGCCAAGTCTTATTTTCCTAAGTCATATAAGGATTTTAGTGAAAACTCAACTGGTATGATGTTCATAGAAATGGCAAGTTATGTAGGAGATGTTCTGTCATATTATGTAGACTATCAGTTTAAAGAGGGATTCTTACAACACGCCGAAGAAAGAAAAAATGTAGTAACACTTGCCAAATATCTTGGTTATTCTCCAAAGGCTTCTTCAGCAGCCATGGTAGAGTTAGAGGTCTTTCAAGTTGTTCCTGCAAAAATAAATGCCGATACCTCAGAAATAGAACCTGATTTCAAATTTGCATTAAATATATTATCGGGTATGGAAATACAATCAGCAGATTCGTCTGGTGTAATATTCAGAACACTAGATTCGGTAAATTTCGCAGAGAATAAACAAGATAACCAACTTGACATAAGTGTGTTTCAACGAGACGAAAATACATCAGAACCTACATTCTTTTTACTAAAAAAGAAAGTTATGTCTTCTGCCGGATCAAGAAAAACGAGAGAAGTATTGGTGGGAGAACCTGAGCAATTTTTAGAAGTAGATTTGGTGGAATCAAATGTGCTGGAAATTACAGACATAAAAGATGATAATGGAAACAAATACTATCAAGTTCCTTCTTTGGCCAGTGATACAATTTTTTTAGAGGAGGAAAATACAGATAAACGAAATCCATTCTATAATGAATTTTCAGAATCTGCACCATATGTCTTAAAATTACTAAGAACTTCACGAAGATTTACCGCACGAATTAATTCAGACAACACCACCACACTTGAATTTGGTGCAGGAATGGATAAAATAGATGATGAGATAATCATCCCCAACTTGAATAATGTTGGTCGGGTGCTTGATACGGAACGTGCATTTGAAGTTGCATACGATCCTTCAAATTTTTTAAAAACTAAGAGTTATGGAGAGGCTCCGTCAAACACTGTATTAAATATAGAATATTATGTTGGTGGTGGTGTTTCTTCAAATGTCCCTTCAAATACATTGGTGACTATAACAAACATTGAGTATGGAGATCAGAACGAGTATTTAGATGAAGTCGAAAGAACTATATTAAATACGATAAAAAGCAGTGTGAAGGTAAACAATCCATCACCGGCACTTGGAGGAAACGGACCCGAAGCAACTGATGAAATTAGAAAAAATGCCCTGGCTAATTTTTCTTCACAAAATCGTGCAGTTACACGTGAAGATTACGTGGTGCGTTCATATGCGATGCCGACTAAATTTGGAAGTATTGCAAAAGCATATGTATCTCCTGACGGAATTTTAGATTCCAGAACTCAACTTGAATTCATAAATAACCTTGGAAATGTTAAAAATACAAAAGTTTCTTCTACGGGTCTTTCAAACGCATACGGAGAAATAAACAATCCGTTTGCAATTAATCTGTATATATTAAGTTATAATAAAAATAAGCACCTAGTGAAGCCTAATAAACTTGTATATAAAAATCTTAGAACATACCTCAGTCAGTTTAAACTTCTAACAGACGGAATCAATATTACCGATGCATTTATAATAAACATTGGAATTGATTTTGAAATAGCAGTATTTAAAACATACAATAAAATTGAAGTTTTGGATTCTGCCATAAATACTATAAAGTCATTTTTCCAAATTTCTAAATGGAGCATAAGTCAAACGATTGAATTAAGTGAAATAGAACTTGAAATTTCAAAAACAATGGGAGTTAAATCAGTCAATAATATTAGAATATATAACAAAACAATAAATGACGGAAACTACTCCGAAAATGAATATGATATAGAGTCGGCTACATATAATAAAGTAATATATCCTTCGGTTGATCCGTGTATCTTTGAATTAAAATTTCCAGATAAAGATGTAGTTGGGAGGGTAATCGGATGAATACATTTTTATACAACATAATAGATACGACTATATACAAACATACAGATTTTAAAAATATCAACACCGGGTTAGATGAAATTCTTGAGGTGTCAAATATGTTTTCTGAAACATCAGGTCATACAATTGGTAGGTCACTAATCTATTTCGATGTAGACTCAAGTAAATTTACATCCGATAAAATAAATTACCTAAACTTTTTTTTAAATTTAAAAATAACAGAGAGTTATGAACTAACTGGAAATTTAGTAATAGAGTTTTTACCCTTAAAA